TCCATCATCAGTAACCGTTGCCTAAGCGGTTAGACGGCACTTACTTTTAGTGCAAGTGCCGTTTCGGAATATTTATGTCCCTAGTTATTAAGAATTTGTGGATTGTGTTCCACTATCGGTGTGCCAAACCGACCTAAGAGGTAATTCTCCATACCGACTTCCGCCTTATTTGGAGTGCGCTGATTAGCAACTACTGTGGGTGCCTTTTTCTGTCACCTGCTAGGACTTACCCGTTGCGTGCGTTCCCTTATTTGCGTGTCATAACTCCGTGTAATGTTTTATATCGGCTAATTGCTAACCTTGCCGAATACCAAAAACCTGCCTATATTTTGTTAGCGTAATTAATAGCGACTAACGGATAATGCTGGCTATTTTCGGACTTGCACTTTGTTACTGGATACTCTGAACGGTGCAAATAAATAACTAATTTGCCTACCGTTTATGCCTCCCATATGTCAATAGCAAAACTCAAACTCGCCAGAGCGGTGCAGTCCCTTGGGATTTATTGCTGATGCCTTCACCGAGTTTTTATTTTGCTATTTAGTTGTCATGTAGCGCCGTGTGGGTAATTTACTTCTCTAGTCCCTAAGTTGGGGTGCCGAAGCGTTAATCCCCTGCCGTTTTAACGGGTAAAGGTTTGACTAGATTTTCTAAAACCACTATTTAATTTTTTTACTACTAAGAGAATTCTATCACACCACGCCGAAGTGGGTTTTAGAGGGTCATTTAAACGCCGTAGGAGCCCGATAGGGACACGCAAATAATGAAGTGGTAGGTAGATACCAAACCAGTAGTGCTAATGGCAGATAGTCGGCATTTCCCTAATCCAAACGACACATTACAGGCGCATAAAGCATTACATACCAGCCTATTTGATTACCTACGCTGAGGCGTATCTATACTTATGCTTATGACCAACCCAACTCCAATTTCAAAACCTAGTTATACGCATATTGAATTGCGTTGTGGTGGATTAACTGTGCAAATTGGAACAGAAACAGAATATCCAGATTTAGTTGATGATTTAGCAAATAGAGCAGTTATGGTTTATAAAGAAGCGATGGCACACGCAAAAGAAAACGGTATTGATGTTAGTGATATGCGGTTAATTACCACCGATTACGGTGATGAAGAAGATGACGATTGAGTGAAGGAACGGGATTTAGCGAAACTTGGCTAGAAGATGAATTGGATTGTGGCATTGTCCCTTTTTACCAAAGTTAATCCAACCAAACTTTATATTCTGCGGTAACACGACCTTTAATTGGGTCAATAAAATGCAAACGCTGACTTGGTATTGCGCTGGCGGCTAATAAATCTCTGGCGTATCTATTATCGCTTTCCGTGCTACCTGTTTGATAAATAGAACCTAATCCATTAGCCATAGGCCAACATGCGTGCGTGTGATAATGCCCCACATATACATCTCTAAACTCCCATGGATATGCGCCTGACCGCCAACGATTAGCGTGCTGAACAATGGCTGTCGGAGAAGCAAAGCCATTTCTTCCAACTTCATCACCATGTATTAATAACGCACGGTAATTACCAATTTCAACACGCTGGACATCTTCTGGACAATCTTGCCAAGTTAATCGTTTTTCGTTAGCCAATAACTGGCGTGCCAATTCATAACACATACGGTCAATATTATCGTTGCGTGGAACATCTGCCCTTTTATTACCAATTCTTCCGTGATTACCCCATTCCGCTACCACTAATACATTTTCGTAAATAGCAAGTGCTTGTCTAATGGTGTCGGTAATTAATCTTGATACTGTTACATATTGTTCAAATAAAGTGGCATCTACTTCGTGTAATTGTGCTGGGTAATTAAATAAACCTTCCACCATATCGCCACCAAATAAAACAACCACATCTTTAACTGGGTGGTCAGCACGCTGGATTTCTGTAATACGGTGTGCTTTATTTACAAATTCATTTACACGCTTACGCATTATTTGTGAGTTATATGTTGTTGTTTTTTTACTACCCTGCCAATCCGTCATATGCCATAGCGCAATCTCGGTAGATTTCTTACGCTTATCCATTGTTGGCGCTTCAACTGTTTTAATTGCGCCCATTGCCAATGTTGCATCTTTGGCGGCTTGTATGGTTGCTTCTACTAATTCTTGTGTTCTATTTTTGGCATCTTTTAATTGTTTTTGAGTTCTTATTAACGCCTTGCGTAATTCCACCACATCATCGGATTCAATATCTTCTGGTAAATCGGCAAATCGTTTTTCAAGCGTCATTTGATATCTCCATGCCGTGTTGGGTATAACCAATTTTGTCTAACCAATTATCTTCGTGTAATGGATTAGATATACAACGGATTGTTTTTCCTGCGTCATACATAAGTGCTACAACATATGGTGGTATATCTTCAATTTTTAATATTGCGCCCCATATACGACCTATTGCCACAAAATTAGTTTCAGCATCACCATGTATTTGTTGTCTATCCGCAAGAATATCTTTTACTCTTTGGGACATTTACACATACCTTTTTTGTGTGCTCTAATGGATTCATTACTACTTTTAATACCTTCTGCTCTTAATGCCATTAAAACAAGATTATAAGAATAACCTTTTGCCCAAGCATCATCTAACGCTTTTTTATTTTCTTTTGTTAAATTTTCATACATAACCTGATAAGCACAATAACCTTCTGGCTTCATTCTTTTGGCAGCATTTTCTGCAAGTCTATCGGCTAAACTCATATCTCCGCCTTTCTCGTTTACCAAAGAATACACGACAAAGTGCATACGCTCGTATTCACGACCCGTGTTTCAGTTCTTACTTATTTTTGCACAAGTGGCACATCTACGACCACGCTGACCTTTTACATACCTAGTATTTTCAGGCGTAAATTCATGACCATGTTTACAATGCGTTCTTGCACTACGAGCCTTAACTAACAAACTTCTTTTTATATTATTAGATTGAGTAATGGCTTGTAAGTGGTCAGGATTAACACAACTAGGGTTTCGGCATATATGGTCTATTATTAAATCTGGCGGTATTGCACCTTTAGTGCGTTCGTAAATCCATCTATGTGCAGTTACCGTTTTGCGGTGTTCATTGGTAAATAACCCATAACCGCTTTTAAGTTTAGAGGCGTTCCAAATCCAGCACCCATCAATAGATACGGTGAATTTGCTATAAAACCTTCCAATAATATTCATAATAAATGCCTCTACCTTAGCGATTGACTTCCCCTGTCCAACCGCTAAGGCAAAGCGCTATTTAGTTTTTTTCTTACTAGCCGACTTTTTGGCGGCTTTAATTACTTCTGTTTCTAATGTATCTGCAACTAAACCAAATGCAGGGTCTTTTTTATCTAACGCACGAAGCGCAGGTGCAACTACGCCAGCAACTACGGCAACTGCGTATGCCCATAAATCTGTTTCATGTATGGCTATTAACGGTATTACCGCCACAACTACACCACGAGCATAAGATTTAAGAATTGATTGCATTGTTGTATTCATCTTTTCTCCTTCCTGATAGTTATTAAGGGCGAACAATAGCCATAACGGTAGCATAAGAGCGTTTTTTTAGATACACACCGCCACCGTTAGATTGTGAACCGTTATTATCCGAACTGGTATTACCTTCAATAGTTCGTAATGTTTTAATGCGTTTCATATTTTTAACAACTATGCCAACATGGTCGGGTTGTGCATCGTTATCAAATTGGAAAAATACTATATCGCCTTCTTCTGCATCACCTACTGGAATTAATTTGTTTTGTTTAACAAACCATTTTAATCCAGCATCACAACTAGCAAACCCTTTTTTATTTTGAGCCGCAACTGTTTTTACTAGACTTGCTTGGTCATAACACCACGATACAAATATGGCACACCACGGTTGATTATTAAGCCCATACCATTTGCCATACATAGTATCGTTATTACCAGTTTCTTGATAATCTATTTGTGATTTAGCAATATTCGTTACAAGCATTATTTTTTTTCGCTTAACAATATAAAAATTTCATCAACACGGCTCTCTAACCGATTTACTTGGTCTTTTAATGATTGTCCGCCATTGGGTCTAAGTTCATATAAAAATCCTCTAATAATAAATTTAATTGCTATAAATAAACCACTAAGTATTGCAACTATGCCAGCACCAAGACCAGCCCACGCAGAAATTTCCATACCAAATCCTAACACTATAATGTAATGAAAGCAGAACCGTTCCAGTATTTAATACTGTTAGAACTAGTATCGTAGAATATATCGCCAACTCTGGGATTTGTGGGCGTGTTTGTTACAAGATTAACATTTGGCGCAGTAAATCTAACCGCAGTTTCTAATTTTAATAAGCGTTGGTAAATATCGTTAAAGATAACTCGCAAATCAGGTGGTTGATTAATATATGCCATTTTTACCTCAGTTTGTAGTATTTGTAAGAGTAATGGTTACACGCTCTGGTCCATCTTCACCAGGTTCAACATTAAATCCTACAATACGGTAAATCTCGTCAAAGCCTTCGGGAAAGCGTGGGTCGGTAATAATTAATCTAGCATCATCACCAATATCATATGTGCCAAACTCTGGGTCAATATAGGCAGGAACTACTATTTTAATAATAGGTGGGGGCGTTGCTAAGGCTAATACTTGCCCTAATGATAATTGGTCTAAAACAGTTTGGTCGGTAATATCTGAATAATTGGCTTGTCCTTCTAGTAATGGAAAACCATTGGTAATAGAAGTTGTATCTTGCGCCAAAGAAGTTAATTTGCCTTCATTAGAACCAGCACCAATTACATAAAGAGTATTAATAGTAATTGAACCATCTTCGGGATATTCATATTCAACTATATTGCCAGCAGGTAAATTAAATACAGGTGTTTGTATATCGCCAACACCACTATCAATATTGCCCGTGCGTGGGTATCCAAGCACTAAAGTTTTTAACGGTTCATTTGTGGTTGGGTCATAATCCACAGAAATATTTACATCAAAACCATCATCTTGACGGCTTAAATCTTGAATAGCCTGATATATTTGTTTTAATTCGTAGGCATAATAAACACGGTCAATAAGAATACCTGATGTTTCAGAACCAACAATTACACCAATATCGCCTGACGGAGTTGATTGTGCCTGATTTATTAAATTTCTAACAATTTGAAGTTGGTCGGTATTGTTATAAGCAACAGTTGTGCTAATTAATCGTTTTTCAAAATAACTTTCAAACTCTCTAGCAGTAATTTGTAATGTTTGTCCTTGACTAGAATAACTGCGATTCCAAATAATACCGCCCCATACCAAAATACCGTTTCTATCTACATATAACGCATTACGAGATGGTTGAGTAGCAGTATCAACATTATATTCAAAAGTGTTAATACCAGATAAAAGTAAATGACCAGTAAAAGTGCCAGCCTGATTTAATTGCCGAGTAAAAGAAACGCCCGTAAATGGCAGTTCGGCAATTATTTCATTACTTAAAAGGTCAGCAATTAAATACCGATAAGTGGTAGCCATTATTTACCTGCCTCATTATAATTAAGAAACGATTACTGCGGCTTCTTCTTCTGTTAGACCAAGTGCTTCTAGTTTAAGAAGAGCAGAGGCTTTGGCTTCGGCTTTTGTTTGTTCCGCCGCAATACGCTCTGCTTCCAATTTGGCGTTTTCTTGTTGGCGTTGCTTTAAGTCTGCAATTTCTTCATCGGTGAGTTCAATAATTGTTTCTTCACCAGTAGTGCAGTTTACCTCTAGGCGTGTTGGTCGTGTTGATGTAGTCATTTTTTCTCCTTATCGTGTTATTCCATAGACAAAAAACTGACTTCCGTCAGCAAGATTTAATCCAAATGGTGCCATTGTTATTTGTAAAGAAGTGATAGCAGAAGTGCTATTCCAAGAACAAATCGCTTCTCCCATAATCATATTAGTTGATGATGTATTAATAGGAGAGGCTGCTTGCCAGCGAATAGTTTTTTTAGTTGTTGTGTTAGCGTAATCATGAAGATAAATCATAGAGTTTCCATAATAGTTTGCGGTCATATCAGGATAACAACCATAGCCAAAACGATAAATATTTGCAGCAATAAAATTAGCCTCTCCATTAGCACTACCGCTAGCAAATAATATCTTACCCGAATAATTATTTGCTGTAACATCGTTGTTTACTGTTGCAGCCATATCAGCATTACTACCGCTATGAGTTCGAGCAGAGGCTAAAACCATAATGTCATCATACCCACTAAATCCAGAAAGACTTACTGCGCTTGTGCTACCTCCGCTTACTGTTGTTGTATAAAGAAAAGTCATGGCCCCCGCAGAAGCGACTTGGCGTGATGAAGCAATAGTTCCAAGTATTGGCATATCTAAGCCCTCAATATTCCGAATAGAGTGAGTTCAGAAGCAGTTGTATAGTTGCCGTCATCTATTAAAAAATCAATTCTGTTTATTGCGGTAAGTGTCATATAAGTAATACAAGAAAATACCCAACCTTCGCCGTTTTTAGGACCTCCTGTTGATTGCGTTGCAGTTGGGTATAAATCTGTGACATCTGCGTATGAAAATACATTTAGTTCCATAGAATTTACATAATTAGTGCTCGAATAAGTAGTAGCCCCTGTGTAAACAGAATTAACGGCATATTCTAAAGAACCAGAAAAAACGGATTGTCCAGAAGTGAACATTCGTTGGACAGAATAATTGTTTCCACTATCATTATTAAAACGCAATCTTCCTGTGGTTGCGTTTGCGTATGATGTTTGCATTGTTCCACGCACCACAAGGTCGGTATAGGTGTTAGGTATTGAAGTAAAAGATAGTGTATTACTAGAACCTGTTCCAGTAACACTTGCTATCTTGGTAAATGTTTCAACATTGGCTGCCATTATGAGTCCTTTATTCCATAGAGAGAAAATGTTGTTCCTGCACCAAAGCCAGATTGGTCAGGAGTAATTGTTATCGCATTAATAGCGGAACCTGCGCTTGACTCCCAATAACCACCGCTACCACCTGACAAACTATTTGCTGCCGTTGAGCCAGCAACACCGCCAAAGCCTCGCACTACTTTACCTTTGTTTGTTTCTTTGTAGTTAAGAATAGACAAAACTGACCCACCTGAAAAATAAGCAGGTACGCCACCTCGTGAATAAAAAGTCACAGTCATATTGTCGGCGTTGTCAAGGTATGCGAAATATACAGAAGTATCATATGTTCCGTAGTTTTGTCGTGGGTATATGGAACCACCTGTTGAGGTGTTGAAATAGAAAACAAGATTGCCGAAGCCAGTAGGTTCGCCTGTTTGACCACGAGCCTTTATGCGTAATTCTAAATGTTTGTAGGTAGTAGGAATAGAACTCAAAGAAAGTGTGGCTTGATTACCTGTTAAACGACCTGACGCAATAGTGAAATAAGCACCCATTATGAAATATCTCCAATTACATACCAAACATCAGTTGCTACTTTGATACAAGTTGCTGACGAATATTGAGCACGCAGTTTTGGTGTAGTAGCAGTAGCACCAGTTGAAGCAATAGTTGTTGTTCCAGATGTTACCGCTTGAATTGTTACTTGACCAACACCAATTTGAATAATGTTTATTTGAGTTCCAGTTGGAAATGCTACGGAAGCGTTTGTTGGAATTGAGTATGTTTGCGCAGAAGCATTTGATGCGGTCACTAACTGTCCGTTATCTCCAAGAGCAAAAGTATAAGTTGTTCCTGTTTGAGCATTAAGGGTAAGGTTAATTTTTGGTGCGGTTAATGTTTTATTTGTAAGTGTTTCTGTGCCTGTAAGTGTGGTAACTCCAGTTAATGTATTACTTGCAGAATCAATTGTTTTATTTGTAAGTGTTTGAGCAGTTGTTTTATCAACTGTTGTTGCAGTATCAATAGCAATAGTGCCAGTTGATGTAATTGTTCCACCTGATAAACCAGTTCCAGCGGTAATACTTGTTACGGTTCCAGAACTACCAAAATAAGATAATAAAGTCCAACCAGTTGAACCATCACCAATTTTTACTTTATTTGTATCTGTTTCAAAACCAAATTCACCTGATGAAAGAGTTGGGTTAGCAGAAGTCCATTGTGATGCAGTTCCTCTGCGTATTTGGATTGCGGTTACAACTGCCATTATGGTGTGCCTCCAGTTATCGTTTGTGTTGCCGTAGTAGTTGGGTTTCCACCATTATAAGGTGAAATGCCATCAAATACGCCAGCATCTAAATTTGTTAAACCACTAGCCGTTCCCACCGTAGTCCAAGCACTACCAGTATAAACCATTAAACCGCTTGTAGTGTTGTAATACAAATCCCCTGCTCTAAGTGTCGGTGTAGAAATATCTGTGGCACTTGAAGGGACATTTGTTGGCGTTAATGCTAAACGGCTCATGCAATATCACCAGCAACTAACCAGTTATTGGTAGAAGTTTGAATAGCGGTTAAAGAAGAATATTGCGCTCTTGTTTTAGGGGTTGCCGCAGTTGCGCCAGTAGATACAACTGTTACTCCGCCAGCACCAGAAACTGTTATTTGTCCTACTCCATATTGAACAATATTTAATTGTGCGCCAACTGGATATGCCACGCTAGAATTTAACGGAATAGTTGTTGCGATAGCAGATGCATTTGTTTGTGTAATTAACTTACCGTTATCAGCCAAAACCGTAGTATAGGTTGTGCCAGTTTGCGCATTAATACCTAAATTTATTAAAGGCGAAGTTAATGTTTTGTTGGTAAATGTTTGTGCAGTAGTTAAATCTGCGGTAATTGCGGTATCGATAGTTAATGTAACTGCACCGCTTGAACCACCACCGCTCAAACCGTTTCCTGCGGTAACCGAACTTATATCTCCGCTTTCTGGAATATTTGTTGTTACCAAAACTCTTGTATCTGTAATATTTGCAGTAGTAATAGCAGTTGCGCCAGCACCTACGGCTACTGTTGCTAACGAAATAGAGTTAGCAGGTAACGCTGGTGCTACTGGTGAACCAGCAGGAGTTCCAGCAACTACTTGTAAAATAACATCATTAAATGCGCCTGTGTAGTAAGCATCACGAACAGTTGCGCAAACTAAATCAATTCGTGGGTTAGTTGGGTTTGCGGTAGTAATAGATAAAACTGTTGTTGCATCATTATAAGTTGTATAAGTTCCCATGTTTGATTGCGTTGTTCCAACAATAGCCGCCCAACCAGATGCAACAAGAACAGATAAACCAGTAGGAGAATTTTGCGTAACCGCTAAAGAAGTAGAATTAATTATGCCTGTTGTAGCCCATAGTGCTTGTGTGCCTAAACGGTCATTTTCGGCTGGGTGAGAACCATTTTGTAACCATGACGGTGGTGTGCGTATTGCCATTTATTCTCCTAAATGAAAGCCGAGTTCCATACTACCGTAGCGGCAGTAGTTCCGATAAGTGTGCTACCAGAGTTGCCTGTTAAATAAAAACTATTATTTCCGGGCTGAGCAGAAAACCACTCTCCTGAAATAAGTAAATTTCTAGCAGGTTGTCCGTTCAAGGTAATAAGTCTATTATACAAATCAACTACCAATAAGTCGGCTGACGAGTATGTGCCAACAAAATATAAAGCGGCATTTTGTGTGGTATTACCAAGAATGGGGTTTGTGATAGGACCATTTAGCGTAATTGTAGGGTAAGTATCTGTCCAACCGTTATTTGTAATGGTTGTAGTAATAAGTGTTGAACCGCCACCATAAACTAGATTATAAATACGGTTATATGTGCGACCCGTAGGCGGTGTATAAGCCATTGTGGCGGTCTGTTGGTTACTACTGTAATAGCGAGGGTCTGGGCAATAAACTTCTAATTGTGAAGTAATTTTGCCATATGTGTAATCTGGCGTAATAGAGGTTCTTAAACCACGAACACGGCAATTAATAAATTGGTCGCCTGTAATGGCTGGCATCTTGAAATATAACGGTGTAGTGCCTGATGTTTGTGGTAATAGAACCGATTGAAGCGTGTTGAAATTGACTTGTGCTGAATTTCCGCTAGAACCAAAAGTTTCAATAATCATTGTAATGGTTCTGCCAGCCAAGAAATCTCTACCTGAAAACATACCGTCAGCAAATCCTCGGTTATCATCTTGATTACGAATTTCTGGCAAACTTTCTAAACCATCAATACTTGTTATTTGATAAGCAGAACCAGCGCCACCAAATACTTGTGTGCCAAATTGAAATGAATATAATTCGGTAAGAGCCATTATTTAACCTTCATTCCATATAAAGGATTACCTGAACCATAAGAGAAATTAGATGTTGGTTTTGTTGTTGTTACTGGTTTGGAGTTCATGGCAGGTGAACCATAAAGATTTAATGATTGTGATTGACTAAATTTAATAGCATTAACAACGGCAGTAGCAGTTGATTGTGGTGAAGCATTAGTTGTTTGATTAACTGTTACATTTGTGCTAGATGATAATGAAGAACCACCAGCGCCACCAGCGCCACCACTATAAACAGGTGTTGAATATGTTGGCGTAGGCATTGGTTGAGCCGCTAACGCTCTTGCCGCATTTAAAGCCGCAACCATAGCGTTAATAGCCGCCGTTGTGCTATTTGTAGAGTTATTAATTGAACCTAATTTTTCTTTAAAATCTTTTTCAATAGCAGTTAAACTATCGTTTAATTCTTTTCGGGCTGCCGCTTGCGCTTCTGCCATTTGTTTTTGTGCTTCTGCTAACGCAATAGCCATTTCTTTTTGAGCATCAGCAATAGCGGTATCTCTAGTTTTTTCTGCTTCCGCCATTTGTTCATTAAATTTTTTACTAATATCAGCCTGAGCAACCGCATAGTCGTTTTGTTGTTGAGTTAAGAAGTTAGCCATATCAATTTTGGCTTGTGCGTATGCTTCGTTAAGTTCTGATGTTGCTAACTTGCCACCAGCGTTCATGGTTTGCGCTAATGCGTTTAAACCAGTATTTGTGGTGTTTTCCATATCGCCATAAATAGTCTGCAATTCTTTAATCGCATCAGGTCCAGCGTTTAAAATACTATCTGCTAGTTGTCCGCCTATTTCGGGACCTTGTGAAACAACTTGTTCAATAAAAGTTTGGCTAAATCCAGCACCAGCCAACGCAGAAGCCTTTTGCGCTAGTGATTTCATACCAGCCAAACGAGCCTTCATATTGGCTAATAACTCTTCAACAGTAGCCTTACCAGCCTCAATTAACCCTTTAAATATATCTCCAACGCTAAATGAAGTGCCTTGCGCAAACGCATTACGCAAACGGTCAATAGAAGATTTAACTATGGATAATAACTTTTCGTTACCTGCTTTAGTTATTTCAGCAATTTTATTAGTATTGTCTAAGGATAGTTTTGCTAAATCATCAGCCTTTTGTTTATTAAGTTTGCCCATTGTGTCGTTAAATGTGGTTTGGGCTTTTGCAATCTTTTCTTTTCCATCAGCGTCAATCTTGGTTACTTTTTCTTGAAAATCTTTATCAATTTCAGCCATTTTTTCGGTAAATTTGGTGCGAGCACTAGCAATTTTGTCTTGAAAATCTCTAACAATTTTCATATAACCTTCATTAGCCTTTTTGGTTTCAGGGTCAATACCGCCACCCTTTACAGTTTTACCACCAGCCGCATTAGGCATATTTGGTATAGAAGGTGCTTTGAAGTTAAGTCCAATAGATACTTTTTTATCTGCTAATTTATCTAATCCATCACCAAATTTGCGAATATCATTTGCAGTTTTATTTACCGCTTCGGCAGGTCCTTTAAACTTATCGCCAATGCCCGGAATTTTAGATGCCGCACTAAGTAATGAACCAATAGCGCCAACCAAATAACCAACGCCATTAACCACAACTTGTAACATTTTAACTATTGCTTTGCGGAAAGTTTCACTAGCGTTCCAAGCAATTACAAATGCGCCTACTAATAGAACTACACCAGCAACTACCAAACCAATAGGGTTAGCATTTAAAGCGGCATTTAAATTCCATTGTCCAGTAGTTAAACCAACCTGAACGGCAGTTGCTACTGCTGAAATAGTGCTCCATGCTTTTGTAACCGCAGTAACCACTTTAACGGTTGCGTTATATGAAGCAAGTGCAACAGTTACAAGAACAACTGCACCGCCTAAAATAGCAAATACTTTTGCGTTGCGTGAAATGAAATCTATTGCACTAGAAATAAACTCAACCATATTTTTTAAGATAGGCAATAATGCTCCGCCTATTTTTTCAGCAATACTGCCTACTTCTTCTTTTAAAATTAATAATTGGACTTTAAAAGTTTTTGTAGCATTAACCGCTTGTCCACCAATTTTACCTTGCAATTCGTCCATCGCTTTAGCAACGGCTTCTGATTTAGGTATAGTGCTATCTAATGTAATACCCATCTCTTTAAATGCTTTAGCGTTACCTGCGCTCGCTCTTGCCAAAGTTGCTGATGCTTCTTCAAGACTCATATTCTTAACACGGGCAAAATCAGCTGATAGTGCTAATAGATTTTGGCTTTCGGTTACGCTTCCAGTAGCAACGAGAAGTTTATTAAAACCACTTGCCGCTTCTTCATTACCAAAACCTAATTTTTCATAACTGTCCGTGAGTTGTTCAATTTGTGAACGATTTGCCTCTGTGTTAATGCCTAGATTAGACATTGTCTGACCTAGTTTATTAAGTGCTTGTTCGCTTTCATTCGCTTCTTTAATACCTAATGCCGCAAAACCAGCAAATGCCGCACCCATACCGAGTAAAGCACCAGTAGCAATACGGCTTGATTTATCTAATGCAGAAACGCCACCGCCAGCCTTAGCGGTTTGACCTTCCATTTTTTCAAGTTCATTATTAACATCTTTAAATTTAGCAATTGCTTGGTCGGCAATAGCCTTAATTTCAAATACTGCTGGTGGAAGAAAGCCTGCCATTATTTACCACCCACAGAAAGATGTTTAGCAACAATGCGTGGAGCAATAACCATAAACTTTTTAAATGCTGGTGCCATATATGGAAATCCTCTCACTGCGGTTGTGCCACTCCAAGATGGTGGTGACCAATTACCGCCTAATTCTACCGCTCTACCATAAATTATAGTTGGTCCCACAATGGCTTCATACTTGCCAAAACCTGTTCTAAATTTTTCTCCACGAATAGAACGCCTTAAATTGCCAGTTCTGTTCATTGGGGGAGAACCAGCCTGTGCCTTTTGTCCAGTAGGTCGTCTGCCTTGTATTTCTTCTTTTGATAATTGAATTAAAGTTGTCATCATTTCATCACGGGCGTTGCGTGCGCCATCGTCAAGGCTTTTACCAGCCTTTTCAAGTGCGTTTCTAACTAGACGCAGATTTGATGTTATCACTTTCAACCTTTTTCATTAATGAAGAAATGGCAATTACCCAATCTACAAGTCCTGCTGGTTGTTCATCTACTTGCGTAGGTGTCCAGCCAAATTCGCTTGCGCATACATAATAAAACCATTCTTCATCTGGATATGTGAACGCTTCGTGCCGTTCGCCACCTTCAAGTAGCCACCTTAATCGTTGGAGTCTGCGAAAGGGCTTTCGGCATCTTTCTCCGTTTCATCTGTTTGAGCAGTTTGTGGGAATAATACTTTTTGTGCATCTTTAGTTGCTTCTGTTAAAGCATCATAATCAGCCATTTCAAGTTCATCAATAGAACTAATACGAACTGATGGAATAATTAAATCTAATGACCAACTCTCAATGAGAACGGCAATTAATCCATCTGTAAGTGATAGTGCTTGCATGATGCCTTCTTCGGCTTTAGAGGCATTTTGAAATATCTTTTTGCGGTCTTTAACACGCAGTTCTTTTGGGTCCCGTAATACAACTTCGGCACCACTAGGTAATTTAATTGTTTTGCTTGCCATCTTTATTTCCTTCCAATCGGTTTGGTTGTGCCTTCCATTATAAGGTGCTAGGGGGCTGGGAGCAGAGGAAGGCGACTGCTACGACCTGCGCCCCCTAGCACTTCTTGTTCTGAAACTTATGCGTAAGTTCCAGAAGCCTTTGCGTTTTGTAGAACCCATTTGATAGGAGCAAAACCGCCTGTTGAACCAGCATCGGTAGTGTTACCTTGTCCATTAAGTTCTATTGTTACAGTTACAAAATCATCACCACGGTCAATAACGGCGGTTGTGTATGCGCCCTTAGTAATTGTGGCTTGAATTTGAACTGCACTTGCTGCAGAGCCATATGCCCAGTTAAGAACAATGGCTGGTTGTGCGTTGCTAAGGAAGTTTGTAAGTTGTGTATCTGCATCCATAACAAACTTAATTGTTCCTGTTACTTCTAATGCGCCAAGAAATACCTGATATGGGTTTTGTGTGTTGCTAATTCCATAAATAGGAGTAACCGCACGCTTCATATCAATATTACCTTCCATAGCAGTGGTAACGGTATTACCACCAATGGTTACAGTTCCACGCCAAACTGGTGTTGGCAAAACTGTGCTAAATGTAGGCGTTGGGTCAGTTGTTGTGGCACTTGCCCAACCTGTTGATTTGGTATCCATCTCTAACATACCATCAGCATTAAACTTCAAGGAGAAGTCAGAGAATTGGCAACCAGGAAATTGACGAACTGCTACTGCATAAAAATCAGTAAGAGTGTAAGAAATTGGTTGAGTTTCTGTGCTAGATGTTAATGAGTTCTTTAATGAAATGGTGTGTGTAAATGGTGCTGATGCGCCAGTAGTTGCTACTGAACCCATAAGACCAGCAATTGGATAACCAATGGTGTCAGCAAATACTGCGCCACCAAAATCAAATGTTGAACGAGTGCGTCCTGCAATATACGCATAGTTCATTACATTAGAGCCACGCAACCCTGTATCGTAAAGTGGGTCCACAATATCGGCAGGTTTTAAACTGTCTTTGGCTACTGGGATAAAATCTGTTGGTGCTACTGCTGTTCCTTTTGTGGCTTCTTTAGCGATACCCACAAAGGAACGACTAGATGCTTGTATTGGCATTATTCACTCTCCTGCTTTATGTCTGTTGTTGTTGGTTTGGTAAATGATTTAGCACTGTTAGATGCGACAACATCAACGGCACTAAAGTTTTCTGGGGCGTCAAATTCATCGCCAGAATTGACTACAACTCCAAGCGAAGGGAACACACGCTCATCTGTTCCTATGTATTTGTATTTCATGTTTCTCCTATGCTTGTATCATCTCGGTAACATCAAACTGCAGTTCGGCAAAAGTTTCTGTCGCACCGTCGTTCGTAGTTGAAGGTTCTCCGTATGTGCCATTAATTATAGGTTCTGCGCCTTGCCAAACCAAAATGCCTGTGGTATCACCAAAGTTATGGTCAGAACGCAATCTTGTCTTAATAGCATCAACTAGTGTATCAAAATCTGCCATAGCATCTTGCGCATTTCGTTGTAAAGAGTGGTGAAATATTTGAACAATTACATTGTAATCTATGCGTTTCCAACCGTTAGTAGCCCCACCAATAGCCAAGCGTGTTTCATTTTCTGATTGAATAAATACAACTGCTTGCGCACGGCTTAATTGTCCGGGCTGAGCATTTTCTTGAAATTGAATACGCTTTGGAAAAGATGTATGAACGACATTTAAACCAGTAATGGGTGGGTTTGCCAAAAATGTATAGAGAGTTTGCCGAACCCCAACACGACCTGCCATTAGCGTATCCTGCGATATTTGTCCACAATATCCAATGCGAGTTTAATATCTGTTCCATAACGACTTGCGCCGTCAGATGTTCCTGCTGGGGCGGTTGTAATTTGCATGGTCATAGAACTATCTCCACGAGCCTTCAAAAAGGCGGTTGTCATAAGGATACAAGCCTGTTTGATAGCACTAGGTATATTTCCTATGGTAGAACCTGTTGTGTGGCTATAAACGAGCGCAGAGGTTAATGGCACGGTTGTAGAACCATATGTGTAATTGCTGGCAACTGTTACATTTTCACTACTTGACGCATCTGAAATTTTAAGTGTTTGACTAGGAACTATTCCTGTTGCATTAGCAACTGTTATAGATGATGCGCCAGCAGTTCCAGTAGTAATAGCATTATTTACATAACCAGCAACATAAGTATATAAACAAAAAATTTGTTGTCGTGGTGTTCCGTATCCGCCAAATGCTAAAGGTCCTTGTGATGAATAACTTGTGGCTACATTTGATAATGGAATAATTATTTGTTGTTCTTCAAACCAAGCGTTATCGCAATCTGCTAATGTAACTAGATTATTTGGATTTGGTCCGTATTTAAAATCTGATAAAGCAATAATAGGTGAATTGTTTGGGTGTAGTGCCACAAATCCATCATTTGTAAATCTAGTGCGTTGCGTTTCTACATATTCAGTTGCATTTAAATTGGCATTAAAATACTCGTTCATAAACGAAGATGCACGCAAAATAACATTTTGTAATTCTGCGTCTTGCGCATTACCGTTTCCACCTATAACTAAATTGTTATAATCAATAGAAGTAGGTGCATTTTTAAATTCTGCAATAGTAATGTATGCACTTTCTGTAAAAGTGTCGTGAGTTAAGCCGACCGCCATTTATTCCCCATCTCTAAGTGTTTTAGAGTTTTCTGTTCCACACCGACTACATTTGGAAAACCAACTACCAAAGCCACATTCCATACAAGTATAACCAAGATTTTCATTAAGAGTAGGTCCCATTAAAGATGCTTCAAAAAAGCCTTCTGATTTCATTTGTCGTGCATGATTTGCATTTTCAACATTAATAACCCCTTTGCGGTCAGGATTATATTTATATGTGCCTCTAGGTGTTGCTACATCTACGCCACGAACTCCGCCGTCAGATGCTATTAATCTTGCCATTTTATTTCCCTTCCCTTAGATAGAGAGTGGCACAACCGCTATATGCCGTGCCACTCTCCAAAGGATTAACTAAGCGTTAACAATTCCTGATACTGCGCCGTTCCATGCTGGAGCAGTGCAGAAGAATGTTCCACGGAAGTATGTTGAGAACTCATATGCGAACTGAGTTACAGGCCATTGAATGCCCATGTAATCCTGAACCATAAAGTTGCTCCATACATCTGAAACTTCTGTGTCTGGAATTGGAAGTGTGTAGGACACAACTGGGCTTACGCCTTGTGGTAACCATGGGTGAACAGTTAGCGGAACTAACTTACCTGTGATTTCGTTGTGTAGTCCACCGATAGTTGCGCCACCGACATAATCGCCTGTATCTGTTTGTGCCAGATTAATACGATAGTTAGCAGTTGAACCATTTTTAATTGCATCTGAGAGTTGCTTACGGTCTGCGCCGTTTAGGTAAATCTCATCTGGGTCAGCCTTTACTGCATCATACAAGCGTGAGAATACATTTTGGTATTCAACGCCTGGGTTTGATGTTGAGAAGTTGCCGTTAATTGAATTGTTGTAACCTGAATTTGCACCAAGAACTGTTGGAAGAATTCCGTCATAACCAGTTGCGTAAGCAGATGTATCTGTTGATGCGCGAGATGCGGCAGCACCTGTGGTGTTGAAAGCGGCATTGTTTCCAGTTAGGTTAGTGGCAGCAGCACCTTGAATGGTGAATGTGCCAGTTCCTTTTAGAGTTCCTTGATACTTCAAGTTAGCAGCGCCAGTTGCAGTTCCAACATAAATGTTGTAACCAAGTGCGCCTGATACTGCGGTTGAAACTGTTACAGTTAAAACATCTCCTGATGCAACTGCGGTTGATGCTTCTGTTCCTAGAATTGACTCACCAAAACCTGAACCAGAAATACCAGCGTCAGCAGTAACATTTACATAGTAAGTGTTTGCGGCTAATGCGGTTTGTCCTGATGCTACTGGTGATGCAAGTGCAAATGTAGGTGCTGAAAGTGCGCCAGAATATCCTGATGCAGTTCCACGAGCCATAAGAAGCATTCTTTCTTCCATCAACATTGTTGCATAAAGTGTTGAAGTTGAAGATAGTTGGCGCAAATCCTGATATCCCATACCAGAGAAGTTAGCGTCAAATGACACGCTATCTGATAGTGAGTATGAGTTGTAAGGCAGGATTAAATCGTCAGCACTGTAAGAAATCTTTGGACCACGCTCGTAGTTGATTGAACCAAAAGCGGTAGTTGTGCTTTCTGTAATGCCGGGCCATGTGTTGCCAATTCCGCCAGTTCCAGTTCCTGTGTAACCAAGAATACGCTTTACACGGTGTGATGTGCCTACGCCTTTTTTACGGGGTAGTTTGTTGCGTAGTGGAGTTGGGCGAGGTGTTAGCAGTTTAGATGGTGCTTCTAGGTCAAAAGCAGCAAAAGATGTGCTAAGTGGAGATGTAAGTGTGATGTCCTTTTGGATATCCTGCATCGCCATGCGTTGTGATGCTAGAGCGTTGTTTAGAGCGCCTACTGCATCAGGTGAAAGAGATTTGTTAGTAACCATGCTTTCAAGTTGTGCTACTGCGTTGCCACTTGCTGTTGCAAATGTCGCTGAGCCGTTCTTGATTGACATAATTGCTGATGGGTCTGTTACGGAATTACCGACAGACTTGTTAAATTCTGCTGAGTATTCGTCCATGCGTGTTGCTGCTTCTTTAGCAGAACCTGCATCGGAAAATAGTTCAGTAGCCTTTGGGGCATTTAGAGCCATTTTGTTCCTTTCGTAAAGAGTTTTATTTAATTGTTAGTGCTGAGGCTTTGGCTTCAAAATCCTGAGCCAATTCCTTGTAACCACGAGCCAAATCTTTGTCTGAGGTTACGGCTGACTTCTGGCGATACTCAGCGGCTTTAGCAAGCAGGTCGCTAAGTTGCACGATTTCTGGTTGCTTAATTGCTGAACGCTTTGGTCCACTTCCTACTGCTTTTGTTTTAGCCGTTGCTAACTCTGTCTCTAACTTATTGATTGCTTCTTGATAAGCACCAATCTCGCTAACAACAGTTGCAGTTGCACTCTTTACGGCTTTTTCAATAATAGCATTTAATGTGCCATTACTTATAGCAGACTTATCCAAGTCCTCGTCGGAACTGGAATCTTCATCTTCAATAATTGTTCCAATATCTTCAATGTGTGTTGAAGGAACAATTGTGTTAATACTCTTAGGAGTATCGGTAGGTGAAACCATAGTTGCAGTTGAAACATCTTTGCGACCGTGAGCATCTGCTGGTTGGTCACAACCGCACTCTAAACACTTGGCTACGGATTTTGTTTCTTTATGACCTTTGCAAACTGCTTTATCACAACCGCCTTTTTCTGCGCAATC